CAAAGCGGCGGGACGCGTGAATATCGCAGCGGTTGGAACGTCAGTAGTAGTGACGAATTCCCTAGTGACTGCGGCATCGCATGTGCTGGCCGTCATGTCTAGCGCGGATACCACTGGCCGCGTGATAAGTGTTGTACCAGCGGCGGGCAGCTTCACTATCAATACGGTGGCAGTGACCGCGCAATCGTCGTTTGACTTTTTTGTTATAAATTCTGACTAAGGAGTAACAACATGGCTGTATCAACTCGCATTCTTTACAACCCGAGCAGCATCAGCGGCGGTTTGCATCTCGCAAATGCGGTGCGCTATACCACGCTGGCGCAACAGGAATTGGCCCTGGCGAAAGCAGTTGCAGACCAAGTGACCGCTGGAGGGGTTACGCCTGCTAACCTTGAGGGGTCCGCAGAATTTGGCGCTCCCGCTGCTGGCGGCGCTTCTCTGTATACCGCAATCGGCAACCTGAATACCAACTTGGCAACAGTGACTTCCGCATCTTTGGCGGCACTGTATCAAGGGTAAAGAGGGGGCGACCCCTAGCGCGGTCAGGCGCTAGAAGCCCCAAGTTCGAGCATCCGAACTAGGCAAGGCCCCGCCGCCGTCATGACAGCGGAATAACCTTAACCCAGTTCCTTTGAAGTTGATATACACCAAAAGGACTATTATGCGAGATATATTTTATGGTGCTTCGTGTGGATAACATGACGAAAGACGAAACCAAAGCCGTCCTAAAAGAAGCTCTGCACGAGTGGCTAGACGATAAATTTGTCTCGCTTGGGAAGTGGTCCCTTGGTGGAATATGCGCGGCTGGTTTGGGCTTGATGGCCTACTTTTTGATCATCACAAACGGGTGGCATAAGTAAGATGTATCCTATTGCTAGATAGGAGGCTTTATGAATTTCGATCAAGCATTCGACCAGCTAATCGGCAACGAGGGTGCTTATACAGCAGGCGTTGGCGATCCGGGCGGTGAAACGAATTGGGGTATTAGCAAACGCTCATATCCTGCGCTGGACATTGCTTCCTTGACGCGGGACGAGGCAAAGGCGATCTACTATCGGGATTTTTGGCTGGCTGGTGGGATGCAAGACTATGACGGCGCGCTCGCATTCCAGGTCTTTGACGCCACTGTGAATAGCGGACTGACCCGAGCTATCAAACTGCTCCAACAAGCCGCTGGAGTGCCGCAGGATGGCGTTATCGGGGCTGTTACGATAGGAGCGATCCGAGCCAAGCCAGTCAAAGACATGATCATGCTGCTAACGGCATACAGGCTCAAATTCTGGGTAGCCACGCACGAAGAGCAATTCTATGGCGGCTGGATGAATCGAGCCGCAAACAACCTGATTCTGGCGGTGCAAAATGGATGAAAAATACAAATTCCTGCGCACAAATGCCCTGATCATCCTGGCCTATTTGATGATTGGCGCATGCCTGATTGTCACCCTGCGCTATTCCGGTATTGACGATTACGCCAAATCTATCGTAACCCTGATCCTTGGCCGATTCCTCGGCTATATCGATCAGGCTTATGGTTTCGAGTTCGGTACGACCAGAGGGAGCAAAGAGAAGGACGCGACTATCTCTGGCCTGACTGATGCAGTAAACCAAGCACCTAAACCACCCTGAAGGGATACCACGATGAGCTTTGACTTCAAGAAATTTATGGACGCAATGGCGACTTTTTCCGCGCTGCTGGGCACCGCGCATACGACCCTTACCGCGCTGGCTCCGAGCTTCCCAAACGCGGCTGGAGGCGTTGCGCACGTTGATGCGACCATTCAGGCGCTGAACCTTGCGGCAAAGGCTGCTGGGGCCGATTCCGGCACTCCTGATGCCCATGTTGCGCAGATACAGTCGGCAATTCCTGCTGTCGTAGCCGCTGCTGTGGTGCTTAAGCAGGCGTCCGATGCATTCAAATCGCAACAGGACGCCGGCTCGGGCGCTTAATAGGACGGCGCAGGCTCACGTTTACGCCTGCGCTGCTCCCTTCGCTTGTTCCTCTTGGCTGGCTCGGGCTTGCTCATTTCATCGCTTGGCAGCACATAGCCAGCCTCCGATAGAGGCACATTGGCGACGGTTGCCCACTGACCACGAAATGGAAGTTCGGGCCATCTGCGGACATTCCGTAAGTTTGCGCCGGACCTTGGAATGTCGGAAACTCCTTGAATTGCACGTCCGGATAATCATGCGCCAGCTTGTCTAGCGCGCTCTGCATGTCCATGTCAAGCCCCCAGGTACGGTGAAAAAATCAGCGATATGCAGAATAGGCATAGCGCGGTGAGTATCCAGTCGATTAGGCTCACGGTCAGCCTTTAAGGGCTCGGATGGCTGCGGCAATATCGTAGCCAGCGAGTCTTGCCGTAGCACCATCGCCAAGCGTATTGAATTTCTCCTTGGCGACAATCGCGCACCGCTCTATCACCTCCTCCTCCCGCTTCTTGAGCCACTCTGCCGAGGAGGTGGCGGCGAGGGCGGGTGCCATGTCTTTGCGGATCGCGTCAACCATCATGCGCGTGGTTGTGCTCTCGGAATTGACGTTCACGTATACCAAGGCTTCGCTTGCCTGTTCCAGTGTGATACGCAGCCTCGCCACTTCGGCCAAAGCTTGCTCGTACGTGGTGGGCAATGCGGTAAAAGTCATGGTTCAGTTCCTATCCATCTGTTCGATTTGGGCAAGCAAAAGGGCGGCAGCGCGCACCAGATCACGGCGCGGGTCTTTCGGCTTCCACCACTCAAAGTCCCACGGCCATTCGTCCGGAGGTTCTTCCGCCTTGTAGTTTTCCGGGTCGTGGCCGAATACCCATTGGCGGCGAACGTAGTGTCCGAGATAACAGAATGAAGCGCGAGCCAAGGCCCGATCATCATCGTGCCCATCATCGTGCGCGGCATCGAATCCTTCCGCACCAATCTGCCGCTGACGTTCTGCCAGCACATCGTCACTTGCTTTGCTCATAGCTCAGTTCCTTTCGGTTGGTTCGGTGCGACTAGACAAATAATCCAGATTGCCCATCATATTTAGGTTCGCGCTTCTTGATTGACCTGTTGTATTCCTCGAATGGAGCGGTACGCCATACCCAACCATTTGCCCAGCGCGCTACATCCTTTAGCTTTTGCTCGGTCCAGTCAAATCGCACATGCGGGCGCTTTTCCAGCGCATTTAGTTTGATGAACGGCTGCACATGCGGTTCGCCGCCCCATGCGATAACTTCCTTGATACGCTCCATGCAAGCCTCAAAAGGCTCGTTGCCGATCAGCACATAGACCCGTTTCTTTTTTGCAGGTTCATTCTTGAGCATCTGCATGACTCGCTCAACGTCTGCACGTTCCGGCTGATCATCATAGGCGAAGCGCCAGGGGCCTTGATTGATTGCCTTCCAGCGGGCATACACAGCATCGTCAAAGGTGCGAGGTTCAAACCCGCTGTTGGCGTCTATCAGCGGCACGCCTTCTGCTTTGTATCGGCTGATAATGTGGTCTTGGTAATCGGCAGGCAGAGCGGATAGGTTGTTGTCGCAAAGAATCGGGCGCACCGGAAAATCAGGCAGCAATGTGAATTCCTTGCCTTCCATTTTTGGGACAATGCAGAACCAGCAGCCAACGGGACAGCCCCTGCTTGCGATAGTTGCCATCGGGTTGTGATGTGCTAATGCATCCGGATATTCGCCGCCCAACTCAGCCACATCCTCAAGTTCATGTTTCATCTTGACCAGAAAGAGCGCAGGGCCGCCGGCTTTGACCTTGAAGCCCAAGGCACGGTGCCAAACAGCGCGAGCATAGGCATGGTCAAGCAGCCATGTAAACGCAATGGACAGATAGGCCGTATCGCCTTCGATCCATTCCGCATACCCTTTGCTCCAACTGCTCATTCTCTCTACTCCTTCGTTGGTTCGGACAGGGCGATCAGGGATTCATTCACTTGGCGGCGGAAACCTAAGTCGCAGTTGCAAGGCCGATCAAACGCAACCGCGCAATGCCGAAGATGAATCACACACGGAAATATCGCGTAGTCCAGGTCCGACATGCCGCGAAATTCGTTGAACTCGGTATCAATCCACATTCTCATTTGCCGGACTCCTTGAGCAGGGCGTCGATGTCAACTAACAGCGCATCGACTGCGTTCCAGTCAAGCAACTGCCGAGTTTTGAAGTAGGATTCCATGACTACTTTTGCCCTCTTGAGCAACTTCACAGCCCGCTCGTCCCCAGGCTGCGCGGCTGGAGGTTGGGGAGCGGCGTACAGTTTGTGATAGCCCATCGGCAAGTAGGCTAGCCTATTTACGTCAACCCTAATGCCATGTTCGTCAATGAACACTTCTATAATCGGCTTCTCCGGACGCGCTTCCACCTTCGCCCCCTCGTCTCCGGGCAGAGCGGCGCGGGCGGCAGAGCGGAGTTCGGTAATGCGCTCATTCAACTTTGCGTAGATGAAATTCGAGTCGCCGCCAACTGTCTGTGTCGCCACAGATATGCGAAACTCTTCCAGCGCCTCAGCCTGCGCATCTAACTTGGATTGGATGGTCATGGCTATAACTCCGTATTGTCGAATTGATGCGCGTTCTGGAAAGTGGGGTTTTCTTGCGCGTGGTTGACACGTTGTAGATAGGCCGCGTTCTGCCCTGTGCGCCGCTCCTGCACGATAGCTTTGCAAGACTTACTGCAATACTTAGCCCATCCTCGCTTCACATCGGCAGAGCGGGCGGTAAATTCCTTCTTGCAATTCTTGTTCTGGCAGATGCGCACAACGTTGCTCATCTCACTTCCCCTTCAGGTTGTCGATGGCGGCGTCAAAAAGTTGCATCGCGCCTTCTTCCGGATATTCAGCAAGCCAGACATAAGGCCCGATGCCAGCGTGCGCAGATGCATCCCCAATCCCAATGACTACCTCGGTTTCCAACTGCTCCTGCGTGCCGTCAGGTGCAACAAACTCAAGCGCATCTTTTAGTTGCTGCCCGGTCAGTAGGATTGAGTCCGCTGCTTTCTCCCTAGCCGCGTCCAGGTCGGCGAGCAGTTGCAGGATGGTGGCGGGGTTGGCGATGGCGATGAAGTCAATATCGTTTCCCCACTTGTAGCCGTACTGTCCACCAGCCCACATATTTGCAGCTTCGGCATAGACATACTGCCGATCAGAAACGCGATGCGGCTTGACTACAGCCCTATATCCGTGATCGCTTGCCGACTTGCCAAGTTCATCCATCGCGTGCCACGGCCCCGGCGTCGCAGCCTCCGCAGCCTTCCGAAGATCGTCGTAGGTGTTCATGTCTTAGCCTTTATTTGTGTATCAATACGCCTAGCCTGCGTTCGCAGAAGCCCGTTGATTTTATATATCACGTCCTCGACTACTTTTAAGTAGTCCTCCATCAACATTTGCTCGTCAATCTTGTCGCACGCGTCTTTTGAATCAGCGATATCAATGAACGTGCGAACTTCTTTGACGGTCGCCATAATTTCAGCGGCCCTATCTGGAATGCTTGGATTGCTCACGTCATCACTCCTCAAAGTGTTCGGGGAATTCTTTTTGCGCATCCTGCTCGAATAGGCAGGGGCGCCCATCTGGTGAGCGAGTGCGTGCAATTTCGATGCACCTCCGCACTGCCGCGCGCTCGGCGGCTTGGAATGCATTGTAGGCATCCGTCGCGGCAACGAACCTGTACTCTTCCGGCTCGTGTACATCGTGGTCTAGCGGGATGTTAGTTTCCTTCTTCGCCCACGCCTCGAAGCGTTCTTTGCTAGTGCTCATGTCTGCCTATCCTTCCTATGGCGACCTTTAAACTTGTCAATAGACTCGTAGACAGCCAGCCATACAATGAAGCCTATAGACGCCTGCTGCGCGACCTCCCAGGGTACTTGCACAGCATGCGAACCATCCGGGCAGCAATCAATTGCGGACTCGGGCACAGGCCCAACAGAGCCGCATTCGTAGCAGTAGCGCACCAGTTCGTTCATGTCGGCTCCTTGGGGAGTGCGTAGAGGGTCCATACCGGATTGCTCGTCTCTGGCTGCACGGCGTGCTGAACGACTGTGTGCATCCAACGCGCTTCGCCGAATATCAGCGCCTTGAGATCGGCGCCACGCGCTCTTTCGTCGGACTCTAAATACATCACCGGCACCAGCCCATCCGCGAAGGACTTGCGGCCGGCGTCAAAGCCTTTCTGCCATTTGCCAGCAAACGATGCCATGTACATGATCGCTTCCTGTTCATCACTTGACAGCGCATCCCACGCTGCGATGGCTTCTTTCGAGGGGGCGGTCATTTGGCACACTCCGCAATCTTGGCGGCAAGGAAACCGTTGAAAGCCTCTTCCGTGTCACCGTAGTCGTAGTGTCCGTTTCGATCTTTGCTCAACGTATAAATAGGCCGGCGCACGAATACACAATAAGTCTCGAATTCTTTGCGCACTTCGGCCAAGTCCAAGCTACGATAGATGACAAGTGCCTGCTCTTGCGACATGCGCGGCTTATACTCTTTGCTCGCTTGCATGACTACTCCTCTCTCTGCCCTGTAAAGAATGCTTGTCGCGCCCACTCAGGCCAGTCACGTGGCGGATAGTTGATAGCCGAGTTTTTGCCCAGCCAGTAGAACCACCATTTTGCAGATGTGCGGCGCATGGCTACTCCTTCACGATGCGGTAGGCAACGATGTGAATATTCGGACGCGAAGGATGCCGCACCATCACCAGATCGCCCGGCACTAGCTGCTCTTGCGCCTGCCACGATTTCAGCAACTCGATGGCCGGAACGTTGCGATATGCTTGCGCATACTCCTCCCGCGTCGCCCCCTTCCCATTGACGAAATACTCCGGCTTCGGATCAGCAGGCTTCGGCTCCGGCACCTCTCCGATGCGAACGGTATCCTGGCCGAAACTTTGCAACGCGGGATTCTTGTACATGGTCTATTCCTTTCATCCCATAACAATAACCGCGATCTGCGGCAGAAAAATCATGAATCCGACGAACGCGACAATTGCCGCGACCTGGAACGCGATCTTCACCAGTTCCCGCCGCTCGTAGTCCTTGCGCACGTCCGGATTGTGATCGGACAGCATGCGAAGGATGGGCAGCGTTTGGCGATCTTCTTCGAGCATGGCTGAGAGTAGGTGGCGTTGCGGGGTCATGGCTTTTCACCTTTCGCCCGCAATTGCATACGCCGATGAAGTTCCTTAAAGAAATCATACCGACAATTACCTGGAGTGGAGCCGTCGCTGTCCAACCCTTTCATTGCCGAAAGAAGAATATCCTCTGCCTGCATGAGCGCGGCCACTGGTTGCAGCATCACCACATCGTGCGGACGGTCAGACTCGACGTAGACAATATCCGCCTTGGTCAAGCGATCTTTGTCCTTCGGCTCAAGCGATCCTTTGGGGAAAACTATTACCTGCTTCATCACTCACCCCTCGGCGCGTCAGTGCGCGCGGTCCCGTACATTGCCGCTCTTTTCTGCGGAGAATCGCCCACGTAGTACATCCACGTTCCGGCGCGCGACCGTTGCCGCTTGATCCGTGGCGCACCGTGCAACATGCCGACCTCAAGCACGGACGTAAGATTCTGGTATTCGCGCAACTCCGGATGCTGTTTTCGAAGCTGGCGAACAGTCATCATGCGTCCGGCCCAATGGAGTTCTACACGGGCTATTTGGAGGATCATTCCGGAGCCTTTGCCGAAAGCTCGGCCTTGCGCTGATCCTTTAGCGCCGTCAATTCGGCCTTGAGACGCTTCGGAACTTTCGTCCATACGTCGCCAAGCTCGGGCAGCGTCTGTGCGCTCAGAATGGCCGTATTCCAGTCTGTTTCCGGTTCTGGCGTATCGATCACCAGGGGGCGCACAGTATAGGGCTTGCGGGATGCCTTGGTAGCCGTCAAAGCCAGCGTCATCGCTTCCGGAATATCCGACATATGCGAGATACGAATCCCGCCCACTTCCATGCCGCCCCAACGCACCTTGGGATCGCCGTACAGCGTGATGGACTTGCCGACGTATTGCAGTGAATCCGCGCCCCATGCGGCTACTAAGACACGCGCCATACTTTTGCATGGCCGGTAGAATTTCTCCGTGCCTTCAAGGCTCATATTTACCGGCTGTTCGGCCCCGCGACTGACCTTGACACCGGTTATCTTGAAAGTCAACGCGCCAGCTTGGAAATCATCATAATTCCACTGGTCACTTTTCGGGATAATTACATCTGCCATATCGTTCATTTTAGTAAATCTCCTGTTCAATCCTGCGCTCAGTCGGAATAAGTCCTTCAATCGCTGCGCCGTATTTTTTCTGCGCCAGTGCTATGCGCTCCTCGAACCCCGTAGCCGCCGCAACAATCGCCTCCTGTATCTCCGGTATCGGCAGGCAGCGCACCACGAACATCGGCAACCCACCCGAGTAGCTAATAAAGTCCAGCCACTTGCGCTCGGTGACTAACAGCCCGGTCTGACACTGAATCATGAAGTCAGTTGGCACGCAGCCGTCTAGGATCGTCTGCACTTGGTACTTTGCACGGCGGGATTTGCACTCGACCAGGCCGTCATCGCCGACGAGTGCATCCGGAGAATAGCCGATGGTGAATCCCCATTTGTCATTGGTCACAAAGCCGACCGTCTGAACTGGCGCGTAGTGCTTTGCATACAGCGCGACGGCCTCTATTTCGTCATCAATTCCGCGTAGCATATCGTCGCCGATGTAGCTCGGATCAACGTATTGCGTGATTCGCTGGCCCAGGAGTTCGTACAGGTGTGTGCGCTCTTTCTCGTTGCTCGCGGCCTTGAGAGTCGGAGTGATTATCAACCCCATTTCCGACGCGGTAAGCAGACCGCAGCGCATTGCAGCCCATTCCTCGCTGCCCTGGACTACATCGGCGTGATACGTGATCATTCCGGCACATCCTCAATCGGCAGTTCCGCATACGTCCGCGCGTCCTCGATGGTCAGAGGCTCTGCGAATATCTGCGACTCAGCAACAAACGCCCGCGCCCTATTTGCCGTCTTTGCCCGTACAAGGCGGATTTGCTTGTTCCCGTCTAGCGGGTCATGATCAGTCTTTGGATCGAAGGTGAAAACCTCAACCTTGTAAATCTTGTTCGCGCTCATGCTTGCTCCAGTTGTTTGCGTTTTCCATCCTTGGTCAAATCCTTGCGCCATGATTGCAGGCACAAATAAGCGCCTCCGCACACCTCGCAGCGCTGCCCCTTGATTTGGTCTGGGCATGGCTTAAATCTATAGGGGCGTTTCTTTTTCATTCCCCGTTCCATCCTTTCGTATACCGCGACTCCAAAAGTTCAATCTTCAACGCCCCCGGCAATTCCGCCTCCATCTGCCCGACCACCGACAGCGCCCGCCCACACTCGACGCCAAGGCGCATCAGTTCGTTGCGCCACTCTTTCACCGAGCCGAAGCGGATAACTGCGGCTCCTTCGCTCAGTGTCCGTGCGTCGCTCAGTTGCTCGATCAGGTGGCGATGCAAGGTCTGCGCGTCGATCAGTGGATCGAGTTTCGCGGCTTGCTCACAGTCGCGGCGGGCGGCGGGGAAGTTGTACATGGCTATTTGCTTTCGGAGATGGTGGAGCGCGGCTTGATGCGAACAACGACCGGGCCATTCCGCATATCGCCGGTCATTTGGCCGTGAAGTGCAGCGCGGTCCTTGGCGTCGAGGTTGCGCCATTTTTGAATGTCAAAATCACCGTACATCAGACCGCGCGGATCGCCTCGCTGCATGCGGCCTACAGATATGCCATTTTCAGCGCACCATTTTTCGGCGGCATTCACGGCATTGAAGTCGCCGGCTTCGTTAAATTGCTTGGAAATGAATTCTTCGCTGCTCATTGCTATTTCCCTTCGGCTTTGAGGATGGCGGCGCGGGCTGCAATTTTTGCGTCGCTATGGCGGTCCTGAGTTTCCTTGTAATGCGCCATGAGCGGCTTGCTATGCTCCAGCGCGATAAGTGCTACTTTCAGCGCAGCCAGCAGATCAGGCGCGGAGGTAAAGAGGTTCGCGTTCGCCTCATCCTCAGGACGATCAATCGGGCCGCCAAGCGGAACCGATGCTAGATGGTGACCGTTCGCCACTATCATGATTTCGGTAGGTTGCCGTAACTGCTTGTAAGGCCCCGGCGTATGCTGCATTTCGTTGCTCATGTCTGTCCTCGGTTGGGTGCTTAGTCGATATGCGTATCTTGCTCCATTTACTACCCGTTGTAAAGCGCTAAATTGTAACAGAGTAAAATATTCCCCTTGACCTATCCGCGCAACCTGTTGTATAAGTGTGGCATGAAAATGAACCGAAAGCAATATCTAAATCAGTTTGAGCGCCGCCGTAGACAGGTGCAATCACTGCTTGCCAAGGGTAAAAAGCAGCGGGAGATTGCCGACGAATTAGGAGTCAGTCAGCAGGCTATTTCCAAGGTTATCGGGAAGCTGAGAGCATGAAGCCTAATCGTGGCCGCCCCTCCCTGAAGCAAACCATCCGCTCCGGAGCCTCAACCATGAGCCTGTACGCGAGCGCGGCCCCAAAGGAACTGAGCGCCGATGCCCTGGCGATGGCGACGATTCCGACAGTGACCAGCCACGTGAATCCGCTGAAGGATCGCAAGCCCAAGACAGCCGGCATCCCCTACGAAGCGCAGACGCAGGCCGAGATAATCACGTACTTGCAGAGCCGTCCGGATGTTGGCTGCATCATCCGCTTTAACTCCGGGACCATGCGCGAGGGTGACAGATACATCCGCATGAATACGATCTATCTCAAGGCTTGGTGCGAGCAGTTGCAGGAGAACATATACGCGCGATTGCCGGACCTACAGGCCATGCACAAGCCATCGGGTAGGCTGATAGCTATCGAGGTCAAGCGGCAAGGCTGGAAGCGTCCTAGCGACGTTCGGGAGCATCAGCAGGCGTTGTACCTGGATCATGTCAGGCGCTGCGGTGGCATCGCTGGATTCTGCCGCTCTGTTGCTGACGTGATTAAACTACTTGGAGAGGTGGGAGCATGAATTGTGCGATAGGTGACTTGGCAATCATGTTCAAGAAGAATAGAAATTCCATCAATTATGTGCCGATGACCTATGGCGATGAATCAAAGATCATCAGAGCAAAATTCTTTCCATCTACCGTGGAAATGATCGCAACCGAAGGAAAATACCCAAACTGGCGAAAAGTTGTGCCAAATAATATTTCTTATCAGGTCGCGCAATTTCAACCGGCATTTGTCAACACATTCGGGTCAATTGCAAAATACCTGTCGGCTAGAGCGGCAATCTCAATTGGCTATAACGGGAAGGGTGGTTCAGTTATCTTAATTCCATACTATGGCGCGGACTTCATTGGCATACTCATGCCGATGCGCGATGAGACGGAGATAAAGATTCCTGTTTGGGCCGTACTTCCTGATCCGGTGGCCGAACCCGCCGCCGCATGAAACACGCCCACCGCTGCTCCCTGTTCCTTACCGTGCCTCTCGCGCTATTCGGTGCCGCTCTAGCTGGGATGGCGCGGCTATGGCGGGGATTGCGGGGGCTATGAATGACTGGTTCTTGGAGCGGATATGAGGCGCTACGTCAAAACAGAAGCCGCGAAGTTGCGCGCTCTCGAATATCCGTTCAAGGTAGCGCGCGACCAAGCTGCACGAACGCATGAGCAGATCACGGCCAAGTGCGAGGCCGATATAGACGCCGCAATTGCACGCGGAACGTTTCGCAAGTCCGAGCGCTCGTTGCAGATCACGCGGCTGCACATTCGGCGGATGGATGCGATATTTGAACTGCTTGACCGCGTGAAAACTTAGGAGGGTTTATGTCTGACTGGACTAGCGAATACTTGCAGTTGATCGAGGATTGCGAGGCGAGAGAATCACAACTGAGTGATTGGGATGTGAATTTCATTGAATCGATAAAGTCGCGGCTCGGACGCAATCAGCCGCTCTCTTCAAAACAAACTGAAGTACTCGATTCCATTTGGGAACGAGTCACCAAAAGAGGCTGACCAATGAACGCTACCGTGCGCAGGCTGGCTGAGAATATTGGCCTCTATCCTCGCGTGAAATCTTATGCAGAACAGCCAGAATTGTTTTATTGCAGCGCTGAGAAACTCGAAGCCTTCGCTAAGTCCCTCCTGGAGTTGGCGGCGAAGGAGGCGCAGGAATTTCCTTCCGCTATTGATGGGCGCGTCCCATTGGAAATCGCTCAAGCAATCCGCGCCCTCCTCAAATAAAGTTGCGCCGGCAGCGGATAAAGGTTGCGGCAAACTTGTTGCGATTTATGTAGAAAGTTATTGCGCGTCTAGTTTTCCCTAGGCATAATTACCCGATGATGACAGTTAAAGAAGCGGCGGATGCTCTAGGCATATCGCAGCAACGGGTAAGAATTCTCCTACGAGACAAGAGACTCAAAGCGGCTAAGGTCGGCAAGGAGTGGGCCATCAAGTCGATCAAGGTAGGGCCATCGCTCAAGCCTAATGGCAGGCCGCGCAAGGTGGGCGCATGAGCCTATCGCAAGAGCCGCCTACCGATCGCTGGCCGGATGAGGGGCCGGCTCGGGTTAATGGGCATGATAGGGAGGAGCATGCGCGCCAGTACGTCCCGCTATCTCGCTATATAGCCAGTTTTGAGCCTCCGGATTACCTGGTTGATGGCGTCCTAGTCACCGGCCGCGTCTATGCGCTCACAGCCATGACTGGGCACCTTAAAACGGCTATTGCAACATACCTTGGGTTATCCGTTGCCTCTGCGAATTCATTCGCCGGCCTGGAAACCAGAAAATCCCGCGTTCTGTACCTATCCGGGGAAAATGACGAGGATCAAAAGGCCCGCGTCATTTCCACAATGTCAGAGTTTGGATTCGCGCCTGAGGATGACCATTTCACCGTGCTGGCCGGCGCTGAGGCAATCGGCATCCTGAAGGACGAAATCCCAGTAGAAACGGCGGCGCTAGGAAAGATCGGCCTTGTGATCGTGGATACGTCAATAGCATATTTTGGCGGCGAGGATGAAAACGGCAGCGTGGATATGAAAGCCCATGCCAGCATGTTCCGGGAATTGTCTGTCAACCTGGGCGGCGCGACCGTTTTAATCCTCTGCCATCCCACCAAGAACCCGGGTAAGGATAACCTATTACCTAGGGGCAGCGGTGGCTTCCTGAACGAGATAGACGGCAACCTGACCCTTTGGCGGGTGGGTGAGATGGTAACGCTGCACTGGCAAGGTAAGTTCCGGGGGGCTAACTTTGAACCCCTGACCTTCAAAATGAAACTGGTAACCTTGGACGGCTACCGGGATTCGAAAGGCAGGCCCATCAATTCCGTGGTTGTCCTGCCACTAAGCGAAGGTGAGATTACCCGCTTGTCAGTCCAGACCTGGGAGGATGAGAACCAAGTCCTGTACGAAATGCTCCGATTCCCAACCCAGAGCATGGCCGATATTGCCAAAGAACTGAATTGGCTGACTCCTGAAGGCAAACCGCTCAAGTCCAAGGTACACCGGATCATCATGGAACTAGCTGATGACAAGCTGGTAATCATGGAACGCAAGAAGTGGCTACTGACCGAAAAGGGCAGAGAAACAGCCAAGGCTCTTAAATAATTCGGGTTCGTCCGCACCCTTGAGCGGATTGGAGGCAACATGATCAATGCAATACCTGTTCTTGGCTGGTTTCTTAGCGCATTCTTTTCTATCTCGCTGGCGATCCCGTTCTATTTCATCTGGAATGCGTTAGCACCCACTTACTTTTATTTCCTACCTGCTGTCTATCAGCACCTGCCATTCTGGGATACGGTCGGCCTGTTCATGATCTTGCCGATTCTCAAGACCATGCTATTTCCGAAGTTGGCCACGGTTAGTTCAACAAGCAAATCAAAAGAGGATACGGATTGATTGGAACGCAAATCCCCCCCTGGAACCCCCTAAGATACGCAAATCGTTCCATACCCCTACGGTGTATGGACGATTGCGAACCGTTCCATGTTAAGCTTATGATTAATAACAACTTTATTTTTTATCGTTCCAGATCGTTCCACTTGGAACGCGGAACGTTCCACCGTTCCAAGCGAGCGTTTTGGAACGGCTTTTGGAACGGCTAATTTATGACAGACGCATGCGCAGTATATGAAACGCTGAAGGCTTACCCGAACTTCAGCATCCAACATATGGCTGCTTGGCTGCACTGGACGAACGGTCAGGGTAGGCCGGACCATACTAGGGTGCATGTCACGCTGGTCAAACTCGCCCTTGATGGAAAGGTTGTCTGGACACGCGGCAAGCACATTCACAATCATCGGTGGAAGGCGCTCCCTTGACAATCAATTGCATTAAGCATATAGTGCCTGAGCGCTAATCGAGCGCAACTACCGGAGAGAACAATGCATACCACCCTGAATGCAATACGCGAACACGCACCCTGTGAAGAGGGCTGGGAAAAGCTCCTACGCCACCTGGGCAAGACCAAAGCCGACGATGTGCCGGTGTCCATCGTTACCGTGCTGGACTCGAATGGACTTGATGATGCGCTGTGGTGCCTGCGCGCGGTCAAAGGCTATGACCGGGAAATACGACTGTATGCCGTTTGGTGCGCGCGGCAGGTTCAGCCCTTGATGACCGATCCGCGCAGCATCGCGGCGCTTGACGTTGCCGAACGGTTCGCCAATGGCGAGTCGACGGATAAAGAATTGGCCGCTGCGGGGGACGCTGCGTGGGACGCTGCGGGGGACGCTGCGTGGGACGCTGCGGGGGACGCTGCGGGGGCCGCTGCGGGGGCCGCTGCGTGGGCCGCTGCGGGGGACGCTGCGGGGGACGCTGCGTGGGACGCTGCGGGGGCCGCTGCGTGGGCCGCTGCGGGGGACGCTGCGGGGGCCGCTCAAGCCAAAGAACTGCGCCGCATCTGCGCCAAGATAGAAGAAGCGGCGTAATGGGTGCGAGACAATCAGCCGAAGTGACAAAAGCGCTTCGGCTCGTTCGCAAGGGAGCGACGCCTTACGCTGCGGCTAAGGCGGTCGGAGTGCGGCCGAGCAGCGTATATCGGGCGATGAAGCGTGCGGCTAAGGCGCTGCCGTAAATTGTCACTTTCGTTGTTTTGATTCAACATAACTTGATTGGGGAATCGATATGAAACTATGCAAGGATTGCGAGCATTACCAAGTGCTCAGTACCAAAATACTTTGGTGGGAATTCACCATTGGACAGGCTCATAGTGTGGCTAAGTGTGGTGCGACAATTGACCCTGTTGATGGACGCGGCAAAGAATTCTGCGAGTTCATGCGCAAAGCTGGGCGCGCATGCGGCCCTGATGGCGGTCTGTTCGAACCGCGTACTAGCAAGAGGCCGATTACTGTCTAATCTAACCGGACGGAGGATTTATGAACGAGAACGAACGCATTGCGGCGAACAAAATGTATAGCGAGCAAAACGGAGAGCGAGAAGGATTAGGGAAGCCGCCCTACCAGCCAAGCGCCCGCGAGACTTCGGCGGCTGGTGGCACTGCGAATGGTCCGGGACAGATTGGGTCGATTGATCCGCCAAGCACCGATCCAGTCGGTGAAGCGCAGGACAAAAGAATGGCTGCCTCCAAGCTTAACAATCAATCTCCGCTTGGCCCATTGGGCAATGGTGCCGCTAATATATTGCGTCCACCGCAAGATGTAATTAGGGAGACTGTCGAAAACATGAATAGCGATATGCTCGACGCGCTCCGGCTGCGGTTCTGCGTGAAGTGGAAGTGCTGGCCGCAAGATGATGGGAAAGACGCGCGATGGGTTATCACTGTTACGGATGATGCAGGAAGTGATTTTTCATTTCGCTGCGTTGACCCGCTCAAGTGCATCGACCTAGCGATGCGGAGTGTCGAAGCATGATTAAACTACTCACCAAAGCCCCGCCACTGGTATGCGTTGAGGCGAACATAAACCGTTATTCACTGTGGCACGGTAAAACACTTATCGTGCGCGGAATTTCAGACAGGCCATTTACACCCGCTGAAGTAGAAAAGTTTCGCACTGATCCGCAGTCGATGATGGAAGCGCCGCCTAGTAATGCTGCGTAAGCCCGTTGACGGCCAGCGCGTGGCTTGCAGGCGATGCCAAGATGCCGTACAGCGCGCAGTTTTGCTTGGAGTGCCTAGCTCAGGGAAACGTAGGTTAACGGGAGAACTTTATGAGACAGAAGGCATTCTTCCCGCACAAGACAGAGCCAAAATGCGTCTGGCATCGGCAGATCACGCGCGCCATGTCTCTTCCGAACTACACAGAGGGACGCAAAGATCAGTTGCCACGTCCACGCTTCTATCGTAAGGCGCCATGACTACTGTTACAATTAAAGCGCTTGACATGCGCGCTTGGGTGGCGCATAGTGAGGTCATCGCATCCCGCGATAAACTAAAGGAATCCTGAAATGGCAAACCAAATCAAACAAGGCGCGAAGGGTCAAAAGATTGGCCGCAGCAAGCGCCGTCCGTCGCATTCCATGCAGGCGTATCGCACGTCCGCGAATCGTGACAAGCGCATCAAGCGCGCCGAAGTCCTGCGCAAAATCGGTAGCGGTCGCAAGATTCCGTCCGCGCGTTCGGTTCGTCGCGCCGAACAATCGCTGATCTACACGCCGCGCACCAGCGATGAGGCAAAGCTCACGCTGAATCAGCGCATCAAGGCTTACGAACGCCCGATCAAAGCAGCCTAACCCGCGCCCTCCGGCGCTTGAGGAGAGAATCAATAATGCTCGATAAGCCAACCGACGACGACCTCTGCGCCAGCTACTTGCGCGAGTTCGAGGAGATGCAGTCGATTACGGTTTATGATGTAGTTCCCGAAGCCGGGCGCACTACGCCCACTCAACAAGGAAAGGAGGCACATGATGCGAAGTCATAAGTTCACCGCTAGCGCTCAACGCGCATTTGACCTGATCTGATCGACCAACGCCGGCGGCTCTTACGGGCGCGCTGAGGCGTAACAAAGTGATTAACCAACCGTAGCACGCACCATAGATCGCAGCCAATGCGCTCAAAGCCGGTGAAAGTCCGGCACTAATTCAGCGCTGCACCGTCTACGTCTGGGCGGACGGGACAGAGTTTGTTTTGTGGTACTAACGCATTTCAAGAGTGCGGTTGGAAGTGGGGAAGCATGTAAGTCACGCATGCACGTAGGACTGAGATATAGCGACTTGGCGCGTGAATTCCAACGGTGTATCAGGGAATCGATACGTGGCTGCTCAGGGCTAACTAGCGGGGGTAATGTCCCGCCCCCACTTCCAACCGCATTGCAGGGAGAGAAAATGAGTGAGAAGCTTTGCACTGCTTGCATGTTCTGCAAGACTGAGGACTTCGGCTATAGCAACTATACCGTTGAAGGATCGAGCCACGAATGCCTGTTTGGATTCTCGCTTATCAATGACGATATGCTGGCCGATGCTCAACTGGCGGCAAACAAGACCGCCGAGACTTGCCAGTTTTACCGTGAAGGAACTGGCATTTACAAGGACGTAGATGGCGAGCAAGAGCACGAATCGATCCGCGATTGGATCGCCATGTACATCAAGCCATGACCGCACTTAACGCAACCCAACTCCGCGCCCTGATCGCCAGGACGGGATTGACGCAGCAGGAGTGTGCGCGCGCCCTCGGCATCGGATTCCGCACCTTGCAAGCATATGTCAGCCCGACTAAGCCTAAGAAAGCGCCGCCTTATGTGGGAATGGCGCTGTCTAAGATTCCGCGCGGCAAGGTCAGCATCGACATAACCATGAAAGGCCCGGCAAAGTGATGATTTATCTGGTTGTTCCTGACTATCCATACGAGGGCTATGGCGAGCCAGTGGCTGCGTTCTATTCGCAAGCCAAAGTGATCGCGTACTGCAATGAGTTAGGCAGCGCAGACTATGATGTTTCATCGGCGGAAATTATGGACGCGGAAAACAAATGACCATCTACGACCGCGCAGTAATCGCCATCGGCTCATGCGTCGGCGCGCTGTACGTTCTCGGGCTGATCGTGTGCGTTGTGGCTTCGGTGAGGTGGGTATGAGTCCGGAGCTTCGGAAGATGGCGGAAGAGGTGGGAAGCGGCATGGACCTGCACGGACCGACTACGCTAGAAAATAGTTCCGGCATGCGCTACACGTTTACGCTAGCGCAACTCGAAGCCTTCACCCGCCTGGTCGCGGCCGATTGCGAGAAGATCGCTAAAGACTTCCAATACAGTCTGCGGCCTGGCGAAAGAGCGCATGACGCCATCCGCGCAAAGTACGGGGTGAAGCCTTGAGCATACGCAAGATCAAGCAGCATCATTACGCCATGCTTCGGCGGGCGAAGGTATACGATTGGGGCATGGATTCGCTATTCCAGATCATGTGCGAGGGGCAAAAGCGTATCCATTCTGCACTAATGAAAGTATACGAAGAAGCGATCTTCAAGCCTTGACAACCGGGATGGGCGTGGTAGAGTGAGGGTGTTGGTCTGATGCCTGGATTTAAGCATCTTCGCAAGCTGTTAGTCAGCGATCAACAAGGCCGAAAGCGGAAGCCGCGAGTAGGCCGGTAGTTTTGCATCAAGACGCATGCGGATCAATGGTTAAAAAAGGGATACCTAGCGACGCGACGGCGGTGCTATCCTGAAATGAGTTTAGCGGCTCTACCATAAAGCTAGGAAACGGTCCGCAGCCGTGTTGGTGCAGCGCCAAGAAGTAAGCAACTTTGTCCGTTGGTGGTGCGGATAGCTTCCGCGAGTGGTTCGATTCCACGCTAGTAGCCGGGCAGGCAAAAAGGGTTCGATTCCCTCGCAAAGATGCTTTCTTGTTGGTGAATATTCTGCTTAGTCGGAGTTCAGCGCCGGCCACCAACAACTTTTGCGGTAGTAAAGAATTCAGAGAGTATTGTCAATTGGTAGACGGCCGCGCCTGGAACCCGGAGGCTGATGGTTCGAGTCCATCATCTCTGACCAAATTCGGCTCATCCCCGAATGCTAGGCTCCCTCCCGCCTGGCGAAGTCCTAATCCCGGCCACCGCACGTTGCGAGCCGGGATTTTTTTGCCTATTTGACAACTGACCGAAAGTCATCTATATTTGACCCATTCAATCGCCCGGAAGGCTGCGCATGCACTTCGACCAACAAACGATAACCCGCATCAGTGAGGCCGCAAAGAATCTAGAGCGCGCACGTGTGAGGCTGGATTCCGCTCAAAAGTCTGCGGCAGATTGGGAGGTGATCCAGAAGTTGCAAACGGAGTTTGACGCACTCCAAGAGACGATGGTTAACATCGGGATACAGGCGACGCAAACATTGCCGCGCAGTGTCAAGGATGAGGCGGCGCAGACGTGAATGCCATAGATTTTCAGCAGACTTTTGACTCGGAAGAAGCGGCGCAAACTTGGGCCGACACATTATCCGAGCCGGTAGTAATAATCCATGTCGGCGGCAAATTTGCACTTGTTAACCGTGGCGCTGTTTTTATGATTGCCAATGCGGTTGGCTTGTTTGTCCTTAAAGATGAGGAGGAGGCGTGATTCCATTCCGCGATTTCCTCCTAGTTAAACCTCTGACGGCCGCTCTATCCGCAGTGCTAGAAGTTATCCACCAAGATGACAAAGACCACCCGAATCTAGAGGGGCGCGGCATTGTCGAAAAGGTCGGCCCAGGCTTGAAAACAGGTCGAAAATACCAGCGCAAAGGCTTCTACGGGCCGCTGGAAATATCCGAGGGTGATCTAGTCGCCTACGAGGGTCACAAGGCTTATCCGAACGTGCATGGCCAGCTAATCATGCAGGCTGCGGACGTGATCGTCCTTGAATTCGAGGAAGGAGAAAGCCTGGCGGATTACATGAAGCGCGAGAATCTGCGGTTTGATGGGCGCGCCGTGGGGTCTAGGGTTGGGTTGCGGTCGGGGGTGACTACGCATGTCAGCTAAAGACGGCCTGCAAGGCATGAACGCGACGTGGAAGGAATGGAAAATATCCAAGGGGCGAGGTCGCGCTATCCTGTTCGCTGTTGCAGAGCGAATTGAGGGTGAGTACGACGAAAACGGCGCTGAAAAGCCTGGCCATCATCCAAAACCAAAGAATCCAATCGAGCGCGCGCTCTACGAATTCCTGAAAATATGCATGAGCGGGGATATTGCCTATGTGCGCGAATTATTGGACCGCTTAGATGGCAAACCTGCGCAGGCAATCGCCATTGAGGATAAGCGCGATCTTACGGAATTGAGCGATGCCCAACTTGACGCAGCCAGACAAACTATCCAAACTCTCCTGCGCGCTCAAGGTGATAGAGCAGGAGCAGGCGAGGCGGGCGAGTCTGAACCAGTTGACGCTGTATGAACCATACGAAAAACAGCGCGAATTCCATGCAGCAGGCAAGGATTTTCGAGAACGGCTTTTGATGGCTGGCAACCAACTCGGAAAAACGCTTTCAGCCGGTGCAGAGGTTGCCATGCATCTCACTGGTAGATATCCAGATTGGTGGCAGGGTTACGTCTTTTCAAAGCCTGTTACCGCATGGGTTTCTGGAATCACTGGTGAGTCCACCCGTGATAACCCTCAAAGAATTCTCTACGGGCCGTTACTGAAAACCGGAACAGGCATGCTTCCCCTGGATTCCATCAAAGATGCCACCAATAAGCGAGGAATTCCGAATGCGCTTGATACGCTGGTCGTTAGGTGGGGAGGCGGCGGCGACGTGCAGGCGCAAGATAGTCTTTGTGGATTCAAGTCCAACGACCAAGGGCGAGAGAAATGGCAGGGTCCGACTCTTGGTCTGGTCTGGTTCGATGAGGAACACGACGAAGATATTTATGCAGAGGGACTTACCCGGACGAACGTGGCTTACGGGCCGGTAATGACCACGTTTACCCCACTAAAGGGTATGTCAAACGTGGTGAAGCGGTTCTTGCTCGATAAAGTGCCCGGTACGCACGTAACGCAGATGACAATTTCTGACGCGCTGCACTATTCGCAGGAACAGCGCGACTTGATCATTGCAAGTTACCTACCGCACGAACGCGAGGCGCGCGCCAAGGGAATTCCGACGATGGGTAGCGGTCGAGTTTTCCCGATTGAAGAGGCGCTAATCACTTGTACCGCATTTCCGATTCCGGAACATTGGGTGCAATTGGGTGGCCTGGACTTCGGATGGGATCACCCTAGCGCCGGAATTCGGATGGCATGGGATCTTGATAACGACTGCATTTATGTGATTGCCTGCCATCGCCAGCGCGAGCAAACGCCGGCCATGTTTGCTGCCAGCGTGAAGCCTTGGGGCGAGTGGATTAAGTGGGCATGGCCGCACGATGGATTGCAGCATGACAAAGGTTCAGGCGAACAATTGGCGGCACAATACAAGCAGCAGGGGCTAAAAATGCTGGCTGCGCGATCTACCTTTGAAGATGGCTCAAACGGGCTTGAGGCGGGTGTACTAGAAATGTTTGATAGAATGCAGACAGGCAGGTTTAAGGTTTTTGCGCATTTGGTTGACTGGTTTGAAGAATTCAGGCTCTACCATCGGAAGGATGGATTGATTGTGAAGCTCAATGATGATCTGATTTCGGCGTCCCGTTATGCAATGATGATGCGTCGTTTTGCAACTAGCAAGCCGAAGCGTTCATACTCACCGATGGGGCAATCTATGGGATGGCAAGCATGAACCTGCAAGACTACCGCAAGGCCGATGAAACCAAGCCTATCCCGATCCCATTGATCAACGCAGAACTGGAATTATTGCGCGAGTTTTTCGAGACGTGGGAATCGTTTCACGAGACGGCGAACAGTCCGACCACCAAGGCCAAAAAGGAAATGGCCGCGCAATTGCTGGTTGAAGCCGCGCAGCGTGTGCGGAACTATCGGAATCCGTTGAGCAATGGATGATGAACCGAAACTAGAAGGCGTAGTCGAGGAGGCTAAAGACTTCCTGCGGCAAGTCATGGATGCGGAAACTGAAATCCGCTCCGAGGCCCTGGAAGATTTGCGCTTTCGTTTCGGTGAACAATGGCCGGCTGAAATGCGGGCGCAACGCTCGATTCCAGGCCAACAGCGACCCATGCTGACGATTAACGAGACGGACAGTTATTGCCGCCAAGTTATCAACCAGATGCGCCAGCAACGCCCGCGCGGCAAGGCTCACCCGCTCAATAACACGTCAGACAAAAAGATTGCCGAGATATTTACCGGCGTAGGTAGGCACATTGAAGCTAATTCGGATGCGCCAAACGCCTATGATCTTGGCGCAGATTTTCAGGTATCTAGCGGTGTAGGTTATTGGCGAGTCATGACCGATTGGGTTAGTCCAAAGTCCCGCAATCAAGACATTTACGTCCGGCAGATTGATAACCCGTTCAGCGTTTACTTCGACCAGTTTTCTACGCTGCCAGATGGATCAGACGCGAAAAAATGTCTGATCACGGATTTTATCAATCGTGAATCCTTCAAGAAAATGTATCCCGGCGCTAACCCTGGCGATTGGTCTCTGGTAGGTGATGGAGACGGAGAGCCGGATTGGTCCACCAAGGATGCGGTCCGCATTGCCGAGTATTACCACATTGAGGAAACGCCGAAGCGCTTAGTCTATCTCTCAAGCGGCTTAGACGTTTGGGAAGATCAGATGATGCCGCCCGAGTTGATGCGGCAGATGGGCATTACCATTCTTGGCGACCGCATGAGCAGCCGGAACCAAGTGAAATGGTGCAAGGTATCTGGCTTTGATAAGCTGGAAGAGCGCAACGTTCCGGGGCAATGGATTCCGGTAATTCCATGCTACGGCGTAAATATCATCATTGACGGAAAACGCAAGCGCTTCGGCATGGTCCGATTTGCGCGCGATCCGCAAATGATGGTGAACTACTGGAAAACTTCACTTACCGAAGTGCTGGCGATGGCACCTAAGGCTAAATGGCAGATGGCAGAGGGGCAGCAGGAAGGCCATGAGAACGAGTACGCTCAAGCGAACAATTCCGCTAATCCGATCCTGCTCTACAAGTCGACTGACATAGAGGGCACGCCCGCTCCTGTACCGCAGCGCATCTCCCCAGAGCCAGTGCCAGCCGGCCTAGTCGAAGCCATTGGCCTGGCATCCCAAGACCTGCAGCGCGTACTCGGCATGTTCGACCCCGCGCAGATTCGCAGCCAAGAACAGCGCTCCGGGAAAGCCGTGCAAGCCGAAGCTGGCCAGGCGGAAATGGGTAACTACCATTTCTATGACAATCAATGCCGCTCCATCAAGCATACATGGCGGATATTCTTTGACTACTTCCCGACCGTCTACGATACCAAGCGCACCTTGCGCGTGATCGGATACGATGGCACTGCGGAACTTGTCACGGTCAACGACAAACAGGAAGTGCAAGGCGTAACACAAATCCTGAACAATGTAAAAGATGCTGAAATGGGCATCGAGTTGGAGACGGGTCCAGGATACAACACCAAGCGGCAGGAGGGCGTAGCCGCGCTCATGAACCTGCTCAATACCGCGCTTGGCGAAGAAGTAGCCAAGACTTGCGGCGATATTATCCTGCGCGCCATCGATGCGCCGTTCATGAATGAAGCCGCTGATCGCTTGGCCGCTAACAATCCACTGGCCCAGATCGACAAGAAATCCGATGTGCCGCCTGCCGCGCAAATGCAGATCAAGGCGCTTGAACAGCAATTGCAACAGGCCATGGCGCATTTGCAGCAGATGCAAGCCGAACTCAAACTGCGCGGCGGTATCGAGGGCATGAAACAGGCTGCTGAGACGCATCGTACGCAACTAAAAATTGATCAAGAACAGAAGTCGGATGTTATGTGGGTAGCCGAGGAACGCGCTCAAGTTGAGAGTGTAGAGCGCACTCGGATGCACGACACGCAGATCAAGGCTAATACTGCGGCGCATGATACGGTGATTAAGACTGAGACGCAGAAAGAGATTGAAGCACTCAAGGCGCACATTGCGCTAGTGCTGGCTAAACTCGATAAAACCGCAGAGGATGGCGCGGCGGAAGAGACTGAGGAACGAGCTATTTAACGTCCACCGCTGCGTAAGCGGCAACTACTTGGAGACTAATCCATGACTGAAGCAGCAACGCAAGTCGAAACAAAGCCAACCGCGCCGGACACCACGGTGATTGTCACTGGTGACACTATGCAAGCGTTTACCGAATCGCGCACATCCGGAGGCGAATTCAAGCCCGAGGAGACTCCGAAGCCTGCGCCACAAGCACAGACGGAGGAGAATGATCACGCGGAAGCCGAACCGAAGCCAGGCGAACCAAAGAAACCGCTTTCCAAATGGCAAATTGAGAATAACGAGCGATTCTCGAAAGTCACGGCAGAGCGCAAGGCAGCAGAGGAACGTGCCGCAGCAGCGGAACGCGAGCGGGATGAGTTGCGGGCCAAGATCACGCCCGCGCCAAAAGTAGATGAGCCGGATGCGCGCCCGGACCCAGAAAAATACAAGGATGCATCCGGTAACTTCGATGCTTTCAAGTACGCCGAAGATTTGGCCGGCTGGAAAGTCAACGATACTTTACGAGCACGTGCCGCTGCCGAAGTGCAGGAAAAGCAACAACGCGAGGCGCAGAGCATACTAGACCGATTCAACAAGAACCGCGACGAATTCAAGGCCACGGTTCCGGATTGGGATGCGCGCGCTGCCGTCAATCCACAGATGCATGGCGAAGTGATTAGCGCTATCGTGGAATCCGACTTCGGCCCACAGATGTTTTATGAACTTTCCGGCGATCTGGCGTTGGTGAAAAAAATCAACGAAATGCCAAACATGCGGGATAGGCTGCGCGCGATTGGTCGCCTTGAGGCGAAATATGAAAAAGCGTCCGGCACCGAAGCCAAAGAAACGCGAACCGCGCCCGCATCCGATGAGCAACTGTCGCGCGCTCCTGACCCTATTTCACCGATCAAGACCACGCATAGCGCGCCTGCGTCTCGGGTGGACAAGGATGGCAACTATATCGGTTCGCAGGAAGAGTACGAACGCGACCGGAAAGCAGGGAAATTGCATTAGGCTTGACAGTAAACAGCAGTTGTAGTACAAACGCTTTATCCCGCCCGCTTGAGCGCATCAGGCACCTTCGTGGCTGGCCCCATGAGAAGTAGAGCCGAAAACTTTACTTAACCTCATGGAGTCCATATGGCTAATACCTACCTCACCATTTCGATGGTGACCCGCGAAGCCTTGATGGTCCTGAAGAATGAAACCGTTTTCACGACTGAAATTAACCGTGATTATGACGATCAATTCGGGATTACCGGGGCAAAAATAGGTGCCGTAGTCAACGTCCGCAAACCGGCACGTTTCATCGGCACGACTGGCCCCGCTCTCGGGGTCGAAGACTTCAACGAAACTTACGTGCCGGTCGTTCTGACCACGCAGTTTCACGTTGATACTCAGTTCACCGAACAGGACTTGCTCTTGTCCGTGGACGAATTCAGCGACCGCATCATACAACCCGGCATCGCAACGATTGCCAACCGCGTAGACCGCGACATGCTGGTCATGGCGAAAAACGCCACGTACAACATCGTCGGTGTGCCGGGCACCCCGGCAACCGGCCTGCTTACCTACCTGAACGCAGGCGCGCTGATCACCGCAGAAGCCGCACCCCGCGATGGTCGCCGCTCGATGACGGTTGAACCGTTTACCGGCGCTGCGATTGTGGACGCCTTGAAGGGCCTATTTATCCCGCAGGGCACCATTGATCAGCAGTTCAAAAAGGGTCTGATGGGGCGAGATTCTGGCGGCATGAATTGGCGCGAGGATCAAAACGTGGTCAATCAAACCTTTGGGTTTGGTGCCAGCACTACCACCGCAGTCACCCTGAGTTACAACAGCGTAGCAGCGGCAGGCTCAATTAGCACCGGATGGGCGTCAAGCACCACGCTTACCCTGACCAATAGCGCAGCCCTGACCCTGAACCAAGGCGATACGTTCACTATCGCCAATATTTTCCCGGTCAACCCGCAAAACCGTCAAGCCTACGGTTCCAACCGTCTGCGCAGTTTCGTGGTCAATTCGACCGTTTCAGCAGCCGCAGCCGGCACAATCACCGTCAACGTCTCCCCGGCGCTGATCATCGGCGGTCAATTCCAAAACTGCGCGATTGGCGCGACTTCTACCACCGCTGTCGTTACCCCTCTGAGCCTTGCGCTTGGCGCAGCTAGCGCGGTTGTCTCCCCGCAGAACATCCTGTGCCACCGCAGCGCGTTTACCCTGGCAATGGCTGATCTGCCGATTCCGCGTGGCGTGGCATTCTCCGGTCGAGCGGCTGACAAAAAGGCCGGTATGTCGGTTCGGATCGTCCGTCAATACACCATCAACAACGACAGCGAACCGTGCCGTATTGATGTGCTGTATGGCGGCGCTCCACTCTACCCCGAACTCTCTTGCCGCGTCCCGGCTTAACAAGGAGATACAAACATGGCAGCCCCTAATTCAGTTGTTAGCGAACACCCGCTGTATGGCGGTCAAGGTCCGACTTATGTTGGTACTGCGACCGGGTCGGTAGGCTTCTACCAAGACCCATTCGGCGCGACGTTCGTCGGCTTTATCGTCGGCACCACCCTGACCGTTGTTACCATGTCTACCGGCGTCGTTGCGGTCGGTGGCACGCTGACGGCGGTTGGCATCGTGGCAGGCACCACTATCACCGCGCTTGGCACTGGCACGGGTGGTGCTGGCACTTACACTGTCAGCACTTCGCAGACCCTGGCCTTGACCACCATCACCATTGCCGCCGCTGCTGTTCCGCAACCTTCCGGCCCCGCTCAAGCGGCGATGACTCGCGGTCAACCGGCTGGCGTTATTACCACCTACGCCAGTAACAACCTGTCGCCTGCTGCCGTGGCTCAGATTACCTGCGCGACGCAAACCCTTACCCCGCTGACTGGTACGGGTCCGACGATGAACTTGGCTTCCGGCGATGTGCTGATTGTCAACAAACCGACCTCGCAGGCTGGCCTTGGCGTGGGTAATACCTTCGTCAACGGCGCGGGTACGGTGTCGATGAACTTCAGCAACATTCCGGCAGGCGGCAACATTACTCCGACCGCAACGCAGTCCTATACCTTTGTGGCGCTGCGTGGTCTGGGCAATTTCAAACTGACCGCAACTCTTAGCCCCGCATCGGTGCCGGCGAACTCTTCGATTGAGCAGACCTTCACCGTTACCGGCGCGCAAGTCGGCTGGCTGCTGCAAGTGTCCAAGCCGACCAATCAGGCCGGTCTGGACATCGGTGGTATCCGCGTGGTTAGCAATAACCTGGTTGGAATTACCTTCATTAACCCGACTGCCGCCGCGATTGTCCCGACCGCCGCCGAGGTTTACACCTTTGTGGCCCTGCCAGGTCTGGACGCGGTAAACAACGATGTGCTGTACGGCATGAATGTCGGCACTGTGGGCGCGATTGGTCCGGGCGTGGTTGTCTCAGGCGGATCGACCACCCTGACCGGCGTTCTGGCGACTGACGTAGTGGCCGGCGTGATGAAACCAACTGTACAAGCCGCCGCGACAAATGCCGCGATTCCGTTCTCCGGGATTCCGACTGCCGATACCATGACCCTTAGCTTTTTCGGGGTGGGTGCCGGCTATACGCCTACCGGATCGGAAATCTACAGCATTGCCACCAAACGCATCGCGCCGGTTGCTCCGCTGGTCGTATTTACCCAGACCCTGACCCCGGTTTCGGTCGCTGCTCTGACCACGGCGGAACAGACGTTCACCATCAGCAGCCCTAACGCGCTGGTGGCTGCATCGCCTGTCTGGGTGAACAAAATCACCTCCGCGACTCCAGGTCTGGCGATTGTTGGCGTGCGTATCTCGGCGGCGAACACCTTGGCGATCAACTTCGCCAATCTGACCACCACCGCGATTGTGCCGCCTGCTGAACCGTACCTGATCGGCAATTTCCAGGTGCCCACTCCCGGCGTAGGTAACTCGGTTTACCAGACCGTCTGTCCCGCCATTCACAACGTCGAGAATCTGGCCGGCAGCATCCGCAATGCGCTGGCACCGCTGACCGGCGTCAACCTGATCGCGGGGGCTTAATCATGCCGGGCACCATAAGCGCAGGCGGAAATATCCTTTATTCGTGGATGATCGGGCCGAGTCTGACCCCGGTTGCCGTAGCTCAAAACACTACGGCAGAGCAATCTTTCACAGTCATGGGATTGCAGACCGGCGATTTTGTTGACGTGTACGCTAATTCCGCGCAAACCGCTGGCATCGGCATCGTCAACAATCGGGTTTCCGCCGCAAATACGCTGCAAATCGGTTTTTCCAACAGTACGGGCGGTTCGCTTACGCCCGCTGCTGGCGTATATCTGATCATCGTTACGCGCCCAGAGAATCCGAACAACCTGCCGACGAACGCGACCTAAGCCCAGATGAGCCAAGATTCCGCCTTTTCCGTCTGGGGGTCTACCGTTTTGGTGGGGACTACTGCTGTTCAAGTAGCCACTTCCAATAACCAAGGGCCAACCAGCTACCGGGTGCGATGCCTGGTGGCTGGTTATTTCTCATGGGCACCTGTAATTGCCGGGACTAATACGGTTCCGACGATTCTGGCCCCTGCCGCGCCTACCGCTGGCGTTCCATCGGTTAACACCATTGGCATGTCTTTGGGTGGGGTGGAAGTTTTCATGCTCCCGCCCAATGCTTTTTTTGTCAGCAACAATGCCGCTGGTTTCGAGGTGACTCCTGGCGAGGGCATCTAAATGTCAACAACCCAACCCTTGGACATTATCACCAAGGCTCTAGGGGATATTGGGGCTTACGCTCCGGGCGATAATATCGAGGCGGCATTGGCAAATGATGCCTTCGATACGCTAAATGATTTGCTGGACAGTACCTCCAATGAAAAGGAGATGATCTATTGTTCGCAAGAGGTAATCCACGAAGTGAGCGGTACTTCGCAAGCCTATACCATCGGTGTAGGTGGGCAGGTAGGATGCTCCTTTACTGGTTCCATTGCGGCAAATGTTCTGACAGTTACGGCTATCGCATCTGGCGCGCTTTCTGTCGGGCAGGTCATTAGCGGGACTGGGATGCTTGCAGGGACGGCTATTACGGCTCTCCAAACGGGCACTGGTGGCAATACTCTGTCCGCCTTGGGTACTTATGCCGTCAACAATGCGCAGACCTTTGTAAGTGGCGCTATCACGTCCTATGCGCAGCGTCCATTGCGGATCAATTCGGCGTTCGTACGGGTATCTACCGCGAATACTGGCCTGCTTGACTTTCCGGTAGGTATCCTGACCGCAACAGATTGGGCGCGGATCGGCATCAAATCCCTGCCGGGACCGTGGCCAAAAGGCGTTTACTACCAGCCTTCGGAACCTGTCGGCATCCTGAATTATTGGCCCTTTCCGGCCGCGTGCGAAATGCATCTGATGTGCGATACGGTACTGAACCAGTTTCAGACCCTGACGGATACCATCACGCTTCCGCAAGGCTACAAAATGTGGATGCGCTGGAATCTTGCGGAAACGCTGATGCCAAGTTATGGAAAGGCCGACCCAACGCAAGCGGCTATGGTGGTCAAGAATGCGAAATACTATCGCTCGCTGATTAAGCGAACCAACATGCAGCCGATGCAGCAAGCACAATTCGATCCTATCTTGATGGGCAATCGGATAGATGCCGGATGGATCATGCATGGAGGCTTTCTCTACTAATGCCTGATTTCAACTTCGTGGGCGGCGCTTACACCGCCGCATCCCTCACCCAAGACGCGCAAGATTTGGTCAATTACTATCCGCAAATTGACCAGTATCTAAACACGCTCTCCGTTGTCAGTCCTGCGGATCGGCAGGTAATGGCGCTCTATCCGCGCCCCGGACTAACTCTTAAGGCAACTCCCGGCCCATCCGCGCCTGTTCGCGGACTTCGGGTAATACCTGGTGGTCAGACTCTGTTTGCCGTGGTTGGCAGCGGCTTGTACTCGATCAACACGGCATATCAGGCGGTATTGGTAGGAACGCTGCTTACCAGCAATGGTCCGGTATCAATGACTGATAACGGAGTCAGTCTGTACCTTTGTGATGGTCCGAATCGCTATTACTACACTTACTCTGCGGCGTCTTATAACGGCACCACTGTCGGCACCACTCTTACCGTCAACTCCATGACTTCCGGCGCGCTGGTGCTTGGGCAAACGGTAGTCGGCGCGGGGATTACATCGGGCACGGTCGTAACGGCTTTCATTACCGGCACTGGCGGGACCGGGACTTACACGCTAAGCACTTCGCAGAATGTTGGCCCAGAGGCGATGACTTCCGGCGCATTCACGGTTGTTCCATCTACGGATGGCGCTTTCATGGGCGCGAGTACGGTTGATGTGATGGATAACTTTTTTATCTATAACAACCCTAATAAAAATCAATGGGGCGCGACATCGGTGCTTTCCCCGACCTCTCCGCAATTGAGTTTTACCAGTACGTTTATCTCCCCCGGCAACGTGGTCGGGATCATCGCAGACCATCGATATGTGTACATCCTGCAAGAGTACACAGGTGAGGTTTATACGGATCAGGGCTTGTTTCCCTTCCCGTTTCAAATCATGGGCGGAACATCGATACAGCACGGCTTGGCGGCTCGTGGGTCGATTTCCCGCTTGGGTGAAGGATTCGCCTTTCTCTCTTCTGACAAGCGCGGACAGGGCGTTGTAATCCTGATGAACGGCTATACGCCGACTCGAATCTCTACGAATGCAATAGAGGATTCAATCCAAGGGTATACGCAGAATTCGACAATTACTGATGCCATCGCCTACACCTACCAGATCGGCGGCAACGAGTTTTACGTTCTTACTTTCCCCACCGCAGATGCAACATGGGTATATGACGTGTCCACGAAACTGTGGCACCGGGAAGGATGGCGTGACACTAATAACGTGCTGCACCGCCATCGCGGGAATTGCTCGGAAGTTTTCGGCGGCAATGTGATCGTAGGGGATTATCAGAACGGGCAGATTTACATGCTGGACCCGGAAAACAATTCTGATAATGGCGTTGTTTTCCCCTGCATGCGCCGTGCGCGGCACTTGACTGCCGATCTTAAACGCATGTTCTTTGATGATCTACAAATTCAGTTTCAACCTGGCGTGGGGCTGCAAACCGGGCAAGGATCGAATCCACAGGCGATGCTACGTTGGTCGGACGATGGAGGCTTTACGTGGAGTAAGGAACGGTGGGCGTTTATTGGCAAGGCCGGCAAGTATAAAAACCGATGCAGGTGGCCGCGTCTTGGCTATGCGCGTGATCGCATCTTTGAAGTAACCGTTACTGATCCGGTGTTTCGCGTGATCGTATCGGCCAACCTGAATTCCAGCGTAGGGGCGCATTGATGTACACCAATATTCCCTATCAAGGAGAGCCACTAACGGACCCAGATACCGGAAACATGAATCCGGTGTGGTATGACTTTTTTTTACAGCAGAGCGTTTTATATGGCACTGGCGCGCCGAACGCACGGGCCGGCGTGAACGGAAATTATTACTTCCGAAAGGATGGTAGCGCGGGGGCTTTTCTCTATTTCAAAGCGAGCGGCGCATGGTCAGCGATCCTATAGTTCACCACTTCGGTAAGCCGTACATGAAGGAATACAGTCTTGGTGCTGGTGAATGGCTGCTTACGCATTCGCACACGCAAGACCATGTATCGGTATTGCTAGAGGGTGATGCCATCCTAATGATAGGCGATGAGGCAACGGAATTGCGCGGGCCTTGCTCTGTGATCGTGAAGGCGCATCTTAACCACTCGGTGCGCGCCGTGACGCCCATTCATTGGTTTTGCATATGGGATATGGATTGTTCCGATGTTGATGCGCATGAAAAACTGGTGATTGAGGATCAGTCAATGACCGTTGAAAGCGCCTTCGAGAAAATGGGTAAATCATGCCTGCCCTGATTGCAGCGGGAATCGGCGCGGTAGGATCGGCAATTGGTGGAGCCGTATCTTCTGGCGCAGCTAAAGATGCTGCCAGTCAGCAAGCTAATTCACTCGATCAAGCCGGCGCGCTGCAAAACAAACTATACAACCAGTCTCGCCAAGACTTTTCGCCATATATGGCGGCAGGTAGCGCGGCGCAGAATAAACTGTCAAATTATCTTGGGATTTCCAATCCAGCGGATAATTTTAAACAAAGCTTGATGGATCGCGGATTTAATCTTGCTGCGGATTGGACGCCAAATCAATCGGATGTTAGCGCATGGGCTGCCGCGAACCCGACTAGTAGTGATCCTAATTATGGTTCGCTGCTCAAGCCGTTTAGCGCCGCTGATCTCACTACCAATCTTGCGCCCAACTATGCATTTATGTTGGATCAGGGGCAACAGGCGAACAAGAACGCAGCCAATGCGGCCGGTGGGCTGCTTGGTGGCAATGCACTTCAAGGTCTGGATACATTCACCCAGAACTATGCGCAGAACGCCTATCAGCAGGCATATAACAATTACAATACGAACCAGAACAATATTTATTCTCGGCTGTCCGGCGTGGCAAATACCGGAGAAAGCGCTGCGGCTGGTGCGGCGACGAATGCTATCAATTCCGGAAATTCGCAGGCGCAAACGACTGCCGCCGCTGGTGCCGCACAGGCTGGCGGAACTATTGGATCAGCAAATGCTATTTCCGGTGGCATTAGCAACGCGACAAGCATGTACCAACTTGGACAGATCATGAATGGCAGCGGAAGCGCAACGAATACCAATAGTCAAAATGCTTATGGAGTTACATCGTAATGCCTGATTACGCCGCCCCTGTAGCTCTTGGAATTAAGGTGCCAGATGCAATGGCGAACCTTGGCTCGGTAATGGGCGCTGCAAATAGCATGCAGGCGCTTAAAGGCGCGCAATTTGACCTCGCGAAGAAACAGGCAACCCTTGGTGCCGATATTGCCAAGAATCAGGCGGAATCCGATGTTGCGGTTGGAACCGTGGCACCGAGAATCACTAGCGCACAAGAGTCCGCAAAACAATCGCAGATTGCCACGCATGTAAATCAATACAAGTTTGATGCTGAAAAAGGGCAGCACATCCTGCAATTGGCTGGCGGTCTTGCTGCTGATCCGGATGTGATTAAGGCGGAAGGTGCCAAGACTCCAGATGAACTTTCGGCGGCATCTAGCAAGGTAACCGATGCTGTATTGGCAGCGCGTGATCGCGCCTATGAATTGACCGGAGACCGAAAAAAGGTTGACGTGCAGTTTGCGCCGATCATCGCCAAAGCCGCGCATGCGCCTAATGGGCTGCGCTCTCTGCTCATGCCGATTATCTTGGGCGGTCAAGGCGCTGGACAGCAAAGCGCAACGATTACCCCGGCAACTGCTGCGATCAATACCGGACAGCGCACGGACGTTATCAATACCGGTCAGAATCCGTTCTCGCCTCCTCCCGCCGCCGCTCCTATGGTAAGCGTGCCAAATGAGGTCCCGGTTACGCAGCCTATCTACAATCCGACTGCGCAGGCTCCGGGGATTGTTGGTCCGCAACCACGGCCAGGCGCAAGTATTCCTAAAAGCGTGCAATCGCAGCGCGATGCGGAATCGCTGATATTGCTAAAAGACGAACGCGCAAAGGCCACTAATCCAGCCGATCAGGCTGCATTAGATCGTGAGATTGCCGCGCGGTCGCGCACCGCATTTATCCAGACCGGGCCATCTTTGGGCGAGCCTGCCGGCGCGGACATTATGCCTGCTGCGGTTAAGGTTGATTGGGATAAGACGCTGGCCGCTTCCAGTGTCGCGCAGCAAAACATTGGCGTCCTGAACAACATCAAAAAGTATTCTGAAGGTGCGATCAAGGGTTTCGCGGCTGATCGTCGGTCGCTGATTAACTCACTTGGGGATGCGCTTGGAATTTCAGGCGACGAATTGACCAAGACAAATACAGATTTGCTTGCCAAGAACGCTAACATGCTAGCTCTCGTTGGCGGCAATACGGATGCAGCCCGCGCACTGGCTGAAGCGGCTAATCCAAATATCCACATGAATGGTCCGGCTATCAAACATGCGGCCGATCAGATCATCGCGCAGAACAAAATGGCTCTGGAAAAGGCGAGATTCCTGCGTCCGGCCCTTGGTAATGCCGACGAATACAACAAGAAGTTGGTTGAGTGGAATGCCGTAGCTGACCCTCGCGTGTTGCAGCTTCAATCTATGTCTCCAGAGGAGAAGGCCGCGCTTCGTAAGTCAGATGAGTGGCCGCAATTCAAGGCTAAGGCGCAAAAGTTGCACGATATTGGGGTCAGTTTCTAATGGCATCCATTCTTGATGAAATCAATGCACTCGATGCGCAAGTACCAGCATCTGCGCCGACTAAATCATCGTCCATTATGGATGAGATAAAGGCTATCGAAGCGCAAACGCCGACCACTGCGCCTACTGGAAATGACGCTATTCCGCCGAATCCTTTCACGGGCGGCGTGAAGCCGCGTGAAGTACCGGATAAGCCGTGGTATCGCAAAGTGCTGGAATATGCCCTCGATCCGGTTGCTAAATTGGATACCGGCGTTAGCCTGATCAGAAACACTGTAGCGCCCGTTGTTGGTCTCGGTGCTGGTCTGATCAAGGCAGCAACCAATCCAAGCACCTACGGCACGCCAGAGGGCGGCGCAGCGGTCAACAAGACAATGGAGGATTACACGCGATTGGTAGCGGGTCAGCCATATACCAAGCGCGGCGCAGAGGCAATGCAGACCATTGGCGAATACATGACCGATAACGATAAACTCGGTCTGTTACGCGGTATTGGCCCGAATGAATCGGCAATGATCTCGGATGCGGCCACCCTTGGACGTGCGGCTTTCGATAAGGCTGGCGTGCAACTGGCATCGCGCAATGCGCCCGCCAATCCTATTCCGGTGCAAGCGCCACCAGGTGCGACGATTGCGGGTGCTGAAAAGGTAGCCGGTAAGCCGAATATCAAACTGGTATCGACTGAGCCACCTGCGCCCGTAGAGATTCATCAGCCTTCCCCTGTGACGGAACTTGG